CCTCACATTTTTGATGAAAGACAGCGAAACGCTGACTCGAGGTGACATGCTCAATATAGAGTCAGGCGAGGTTGACCTTGCCGTGACTTCAGATGCAGCCTTGGCTGGCATCTTTGTTGGGCCTGAAAATCCTAACGATGCAGTAGACGGAAAGCCCGGAACGCTGAGCGGTACAGATAGTACTACAATCGTTAAAGTGATTGTCAATCCAGACGCGGTTTACGCAGATGCGAATGACACAAATGCAAGATTAGCTGGCGCTACTTTAGACATTTCTGGAGCTACGGGCGCTCAAACATTGGCAGCATCCTCCAATACGGAATTTGTGGTCGTTGAGCGCAAACGACAATCCAGTGATGAAACAAGAGTTATGATTTGTAGCTCTGCCCACTACCTAGCCAAAGCACAATAGGAGGGCATAAATGCCACTTACATCTGGGAATTTTGCAGATTTACTAAAGCCCGGACTAAAGCGCATATTTGATATCGCTATGTCTAGGCCCAGCCCAATGATAGACATGCTGTTTAGCGTTGAATCGTCTGGGCGATTTGAGGAACAGTATCAAGGCATGGGCGCTCTTGGTCAGGTGCCTCCCTTCGATGGGACGGTTCCATACCATGACTTCGATGCCGGATACCGTACGGATATCCGAAACTACGAGTTTGCAATGGGCGTACAGGTAGAAAGACGACTCGTAGATGACGACCAATTCAACCAAATACGCAGAAGGGCAAGTAATATGGCCGATGCGTTCACTATTACTCGGGAAACCGATGCAGCAAATGTGTTTATCAACGCATTCACTGACAGTGGAACAAACCGTATGGGCGCCTCCACGAACGGCGCTGATGGCGTTGGGCTTTGTTCAACGGCCCATCCTTACAGCCCAGCAAACACGGGAACCACTCAGAGCAATGAAGGGACGTATGCCTTAACTATCGACAACCTCGATACAGTAAGACAGGCCATGCGTAACTTTACTGACGATAAGGGTCAGCTACTTGGGGTAAGCCCGGACTTGCTTCTAGTTCCACCGGAACTGGAGCGCACGGCTACCCAAATAGTCAGCGAACGGGCAATATACGAACCCGGATCGGCTGAATACGATGTCAATATGTTCTCTGGGAGATTTCGCCCAGTAGTTTGGGACAGGCTAACTGATAGCAACGCTTGGTTCCTAATTGACTCAACATTGATGAAACAGCACTTGATCTGGCAGAATCGTATCACTCCAGAATTTAGTCAGGCAGAAGATTTCGATGGCCTGACTGCTAAATTCAGAGGGTACATG